GGTTGGTTTAACTACGATACCCCGAACTTTAAATGAACTTCACAGTATATTCTAAGGATGGTTGCCCATTCTGCTCTAAGGTCAAGCAAGTACTACAGCTTGCCAATCTGAACTTTGTGGTGTATGATCTTGGGAAGGACTTCAATCGAGAAGCCTTCTATGAGGAATTTGGATCGAAATCCACGTTTCCTCAAGTAACTGTTAACGGTAAAAAACTCGGTGGATGTACCGAAACTGTTAAATACCTTCGTTCACACAATTTCGTATAAAAATGGAAGAGTTATATCTATTGGCCGAACGTGCTATGGATGTTGCTATAACTGAAAAGAAGTTTTTCTTCAAAGTATATGACTACCTAACCAACATTAAGGCTAAGCGTAAAGATGCTACTGAATTCTTAGAGAGTTCAACAGTTGTAAGTATTAGAAAGACAATTGACGATTTAGATGAATTTATCAAGGGAGGAAACGACCAAGATCACAAACAAATAAGGGAGGGTTACTGCTTTTTGCATAAACCAGAAGCAAGAAAAATATCACGTTATCTAAAGGGACTTATAGCAGATGCAGAGCAGTACGAACACGACAAGAGACCAGGGAGACGCAAAAAAACAGTCAATAAATAAAGGCATAGAGCTTATGCTCCCACGTTCAAGGAGGGAAATACCCAAGTCAAATATCGACTTAGACGTAACTTTACCTTTAATATTATGGAGAGTACGTTTAAGATTAAAACTAGACATAACTCGTGGAGCATGACCATGGAAACTAACGTAATTCTTTTCTTCGCAGGGGCATTAAGCATATTGTTTTTGATGATAGGTGGTGTGATAGGTTGGATATATAAGGGAGCAGTTGATGTAAATACATACAAGCGTCAACTCAACAATCTTCATCCAGAGTTCTTGGATGGCAATGGAGCATACGTGAATGAGGAACTTTTAGCAGTTCGATTCATGGATCCAGAAGACATACTTGACGAGGAGGACGATTAGTAGTATACTGATTTGAGGGTAACTTAAACTATGGCTAAAAAATTACCAAACGATGCCCTGTTGACAGAAATATTCCAACAGGTATCATCGGCAAAGACAAAGGCAGAAAAAATTAAGATTCTGCAACAATACAATAACGATGGGTTGAGAGCTTGTCTGATCATCAACTTTGATGAATCACTAGAGTTCTTACTTCCCACTGATGGTGAGATTCCATACAAGAAGAACGATGTACCTGTAGGGACTGAGCACTCTCGCTTAGACCACGAGTTCAGAAAGTTCTATCTATTCTTTAAGGGTGGTGATACCAGTCTATCTGGAGTGAAGCGTGAACAAACCTTCATATCCTTGTTAGAGGGTCTACATCAAGATGAAGCAGAGATGTTTATCTTATGTACACGTAAGGATCTACAATCCAAATATAGGATAACTAAACAAGTCGTTGAATCCGCATTCCCTAAAATTGAATGGGGTAACAGGGGATGACCGTATGGGAATCCAATGATTCTGTCCCTGAGAAGGAGTCCAAATATGGTATAATCCTTCTAGAGGCAAATTGTAAGGAAGAACTTGCTAGAAATAAGAAATTACCTCGTAATTCTTACATAGTCTCCTATACGGAGAATGGAGTAGTCCATTATGACATCATTATTGGTCTTATGACTAATATCTTCGATTGTTATTATGATTCCCTAGGAAAGGGCAGTCTACAAACTATTAAGTATACAGATGGAACAGTTTCCTCAAAACTCTTCAACAAAAAACGATATCTCGGATCAAGTAGAGGTGTTGTTGAAGAGAAAAAATGACATGTTCAAATTTAAGTCAGAAACAGAAGATCTAGATGATCTAGCAGACGAACTATTTGACGCATTAGCAGACCATACAGCATCGCAAAATGAAACTACGGAAGCAGATTAAAGAAGCACTTGACAAACCTTGGCTTTATAAGGATGAGGAGATAGAATATCTCCAGATGAAATTGAAGTCGGAGAACAAGTCTAGAGATGTCGAACTATGGTATCGACGTACTAAGCAAGGATTTAGTAATTACGACAAACCCTTATGACCGTTAATTTGATTAATTGTACCCCTGATGCTGAAAAGACTATGGGGTATATTGCTAGGGTATCTAACCCTAATAACCAAGACAATCCAGAAGTTGCTGGATTATTAAAGTATTGTGTTAAGCACCATCATTGGTCTGTCTTTGAACAGGCTCATATGACGTTAGAGATTGAGACAACTAGAGGTCTAGCTGCTCAGATATTACGTCATAGGTCTTTCACATTTCAAGAATTTAGTCAAAGGTATGCTAACACCAATTACCTTGCTACGAATATACCTTTACCTGAGTTGAGAAGGCAGGATACTAAGAATCGACAGAATAGTATTGACGATTTACCTCAGAAACAGATAAAGGATCTTCATAAGATTATAGACAAATATTTTGCTGAAGGGTTGGATATATACAACGAACTTATACGAGAAGGGATAGCAAAGGAGTGTGCTAGATTTGTACTACCCCTTGCTACACCTACAAAGTTGTATATGACAGGTAGTTGCCGTTCTTGGATCCACTATATAGATTTAAGGTCGGCACATGGGACACAAAAAGAACATATGATCATCGCTGAAGAGTGTAGATCTGTATTTGTTCAACAGTTCCCAATTGTCGCACAAGCCCTTGATTGGATTTAATTATGCCCACCTATGCCGTAAAAAACCTAGAGACTGGTGAGAAGAAAGAGTTCTCCATGACTATGCAAGAGTATTCCGATTGGAGGGATGCTAATCCTGACTGGGATAAAGACTGGCAAGCTGGAGCTGCTGATGTAGTCTCTGGAGTAGGAGACTTTCAGGATAAACTTCCTGATGGTTTTAAAGATCGACTTCGTAATGTTAAGAAACACCACCCTTACGCTAAATTCGAGGCCCCTTAGCCTATGACAGTTACTAAAGTCAAGAAGAAACCAAGCATGGTCGGTTTGACCAGGAGACAAATGAAAAGAAAACCCATAGGAACCCAACATCTAGTACCCGTAAAACCTCTTACTCCAAGTCAAGAGAAGGTATTTGATGCCTATGGAAAGGATAAGAATCTTTTCATGTATGGATCTGCTGGAACGGGAAAAACGTTCATAGCAATACATCTTGCTCTAAAGGAGATACTTGACGAAAAGTCACCTTATGATAAACTGTATATTGTAAGGTCTTTAGTACCTACAAGAGAAATTGGTTTCCTACCAGGAGACCATGAAGACAAATCTGAACTATATCAGATACCATATCAAAATATGGTAAGATATATGTTTGAGATGCCAGACGATGCGTCCTTTGACATGTTGTATGGCAACCTAAAAGCACAGAAGACAATATCTTTCTGGAGTACCTCATTTATACGTGGTACTACTCTTGACAATGCTATTGTGTTAGTGGATGAGTGTCAAAACTTGAATTTCCACGAATTAGATAGTATAATAACAAGACTTGGTGTTAACACCAAAATCATGTTCGCTGGTGATATTAATCAGACTGACCTAACCCGTACCAATGAAAGGAACGGTATATTAGAGTTCATGAAGATTATTGAAAACATGAGTGAATTCGCCTCTATAGAGTTCGGTATCGATGATATCATCCGATCTGGACTTGTGAAATCTTACCTTATATCAAAGCATAATCTTGGACTTCAAGCACCTTAACGAACATACTTTTACTGACATAAAAGCTAGTACAACGGTTAATGGAAGGAGATACGATGTCGGTGACGACGTGTGGTACCCTTCCGTTACTACTGTAATAGGAGAGATGAAGAAGAAGTCCATCATGGACTGGCGTAGGAGAGTAGGAGAGGAGGAAGCAAATAGAATCAGCAAACGTGCTACTACTCGTGGTAACAAATGCCATAAGTTAGCAGAAGAGTATTTACTCAATAATAGTCTTAGTAAGTATAAGGATGATGTCTTGTCCCTAGGGATGTTTCATCAAATCAAGCCTTATATCGACAAGATAAATAATATACACGCACTTGAAGCACCCTTATATTCCCATACGTTGAAGCTCGCTGGTAGAGTAGACTGTATAGCAGAGTATGAAGGTGAGCTTGCGATCATAGATTTTAAGACATCAACTAAGACAAAACGTGAAGAGTGGGTACAAGACTACTTTTCACAAGAGACAGCGTATGCTATAATGTTTCAAGAACTAACTGGCCAAAAGGTCAAGAAGTTGGTAACAATCATCGCTGTTGAGACTGGTACTCCTCAGATCTTTGTTGTTCGTGACAAATTAAAGTACGTTCACAAATTAAAAGAGTACATTGACTACTATAGGAGTGTTCATGGCGACTGGTAAAAAAGTAAATGATGTCCTTGAGGAGAATTTTATGACTGCTGCTAAGTTTTCATTAGAAATAGAGAACATAGTAAAGGATGGAGAACTCAATTATATTGAGTCCATTGTCATGTTCTGCGAGGAGAGGAATATTGAAATTGAGAACGTTAATAAACTTATTAACAAACCTCTTAAAGAAAAAGTTAAGTATGAGGCACAGAAATTAAACTATATCAAGAAAGGAAGTCGAGGTTTCCTTGCCCTATGAATGGGCTAGAAGCATATCGCATGTACCTCGGAATGAGGAACCATTTCAAATCAAAGACTTACGATTTCGTCAGAAGTCCTTACGGCAAAGCAAAACAAGAGACTTACGACAAGAGAAAGGACAAATATTTTTTCGTGAAATTATCACGCAAATATGATGAAGAACAATTGACTAACTTCTATCTTGCTAATTTTGTAGCAGATAATTGTGAGTGGATTGGTGCTATGAGTGCTAAAGGTGAGAAGAACTATCAGGAATATATAAAAAAGATTCAGTCACTATCATATGTCTTTAAGACAGATGCTCAGGTGATGAAGGAGTCATGTGATGACTTTGAAGAGTTATTTGAAGGAAAACCACATCCGACCTTGATAAAATTGTGGTTAGGTGGTAAAATTAATTTAGAGTCCGTTGTTATTATGGACAAGATCTTTGGTTTTGTTAGTAAGGTACCTGCTACTGACCCAGTGTGGGAAACCGCAAAGACAAAGATCCTTAAATATAAGCCCCTTCTCAAGATACAATTTGAGAAGCATAGAGTAGTATTAAAGGAGTTATTCTTATGAAATTCTTCGAGTCTGAAGTAGTTCAGAATGAGTTAAAGCGTATGCAAGAACTCTATGTGGATATAAACCGCATGGGGATTATCCTTAGCATTGATCAGAAGATCCAACAACTTGTTAAACTGCTTGAACTCATTGATATTCAGCAGACTATGTTTATGCGTGTTACCTTATCTGAGGATGAACATGCTAAACGTATCCTTCAACAAGTACGTGAGGCAGCAGGATTATTAGGTATGAAACCTGAGAATGTGAACCCTCTCTTCTATGATCAACTTAAAGATCAAGTCAACAAGATGATTAAAGACCTGGAGCAATCTAAATGATATTTTTCAATGTGATGGCTATTGCTGCTATCTTAGCAGTAGTCTGGTTTGTTATAGTTTTTATGAGTGATCCTAACGCATGAAAGATTTATGGAATGGTTACAAGAAGGCTCTATATGAGACCTTCCCCGACCTAGAATATGACCATACATGGGGTGAGTGGGAAGGTAAAGGTACCAACCTTACAGCCCAGATATGGAGGAATAAATGGTTTATTAAGTCCAGAGCAGTAGATATTTGGTCTGACAAAACTAACATATACAATAATATAATTTACCCTAAAACTGGGTCTAACCTGCCTTGCTTTGGTATGGATCTTATGGGGTTCTCACCTAAGAAGGTGATTATAGTATTTGATTTCCAGCACCCTGTAGAGAATTTACTCTTGGAAGTTGCTGGTCTACCTGAGGGAAGAGGTGACTATAGGTTCTTTGAGCCTGGTAACCACTTCTCCAAGAATATCTACATAGCATACTGTGAACCAGAGAAGGTTGATGAGCATTTACCCATGTTCAGGAAATACTTGACAAAATACCAGAGTATGATAGAATTTAATCAACCGACTGGGACCGACATTTCGGTGTATAAGGATTTCGATACTTATATGACGAAACTAGATCCAGTCGGAGCATACCTAAAGGGTAAGTTCGGGGAGAAAAAAGCAGAAAGTCTAGTCCACGACTTCCTTTTCTGTTATAAATAGTTCGTACGAACACATAGTACAATACACAAAATACGGAGAATACGTATGTCTTTTGCTTCACTAAAGAAGTCCAATTTCGCTGACCTGCTATCAAAAGCTGAGTCACTCAACAAGACTGAGGTTCGAGGTGCTGATGAGCGTCTTTGGAAACCTGAAGTAGACAAGGCTGGTAACGGTTACGCAGTAATCAGATTCCTACCAGCACCCGATGGAGAAGACCTTCCATGGGCACAAGTTTGGAGTCATGCCTTCCAAGGTCCAGGTGGATGGTATATTGAGAACTCTCTCACAACTTTAGGCAAGAAAGATCCTGTTTCTGACCTCAACAGGCAATTATGGAACAGTGGTGCTGATTCCGACAAAGACGTAGCACGTAAGCAGAAGCGTAAGCTTTCTTACTACAGCAACATCTATGTTGTATCAGATCCTACTAACCCACAAAATGAAGGAAGAGTATTCCTTTATAAGTTTGGTAAGAAGATTTTTGATAAACTTACCGAAGCAATGCAACCAGCATTCGCTGATGAAACACCTATCAATCCTTTTGATTTTTGGAAGGGTGCGGACTTTAAGGTTAAGATCCGTAAGGTAGAAGGTTACTGGAACTATGATAAGTCAGAGTTCGCAGAACCCGCAACTCTTGGAGATCTCTCTGATAAAGAATTAGAGGGTGTCTGGAAGAAGGAGTATAGTCTCGCTTCCTTCACTGGTGAAGACCAGTTCAAGACCTATGAACAGTTAGCAGAACGCCTTAACAGTGTTCTTAGTCCTGCTGCTCCCACTCGTCGTGTAGATACTGAAGATGTCGAACCATCTGTAGGTGATCCCTTACCAGAGATTCATCAAAACGCAGTATCAGCACCACCAGCATTCAAGACCGCTGGTGCTCCTTCACAAGATGAAGATGATACACTATCCTACTTCGCTAAACTAGCCGCTGAATAAATGAAGATTTTCCTAGACACCGCTGATACGGATATTATCCGTAAGCACTTTAAAACTGGACTAATTGATGGGGTTACAACTAACCCTAGTCTTATTATGAAGTCTGGTCGTGATCCTGAAGAAGTCTACCAAGACCTTAAGGACATCGGTGTACAGGATATCTCCATGGAAGTCGTGGGTGATGCAGAAAACATGATCTCTGAAGGTCGTAGACTGCATAACAAGTTTGGCAACGTTGCTACGATCAAGGTTCCGTGTACACCAGACGGACTCCTTGCTTGTAGAGAACTCACTAGGAGTGTTATTAATGTTAATGTGACGTTGATATTCTCAGCAGCACAAGCTATCCTTGCTGCTAAAGCAGGTGCTAGGTATGTCTCACCTTTCGTAGGTAGACTAGATGATAATTCTATTGCTGGATTAGAGGTTGTTCGCTCTATCGCATCAGTATATAAAGAACAAAAGGTAGGGCATACAGAGATCCTTGCTGCTTCTATTCGTGAAGTTAATAGAGTAACAAGAGCATTCTGGAATGGTGCTAAGATATGTACTATGCCACCAAAAGTATTCGAGGACATGTATAATCATATCCTCACAGATAAAGGTTTAGAAATATTTGACAGAGATTGGGCTGCTGCTCACCCTACAGAAAGAGCAGGTGGAGACTTAGATAAACTTGATATTCCTGATGGACTGACCATTTCTATAAATGATAATGGTGGAATTGTTACTCCAATTCCTGGCACTGACATATCTGGTGGATATAGTGGACTATACCCAGAAGAAATTGGTACAGACGGTACTATTAATCTATCTTGACGTTAAACGAAGCTTGACCAGTAACCAGTGATCCACCCTTATGTAAGGATTTGGTATACAGGCTAACAAATTCTCTAATATATGATGGTCTAATTAACTTAATTTTCTCCTTCTCATCATTCAAACGCTGCTCATACTGATAGTATGTAACTCCTTCTGTTGGGTTTACTGTTACACCAGCAGACGCTGTACCATCATAGTAAGTCACCTGATAGTTTGAAGGCACTCTTAATCCAGCAGGAACGATTTTTCGTTTTAATGCATCAATAACCTCGGTTGTCTCGTACATCATTACGGCATCGGGGTTATCGTATTTTGCATACACATACTCATATAGTGCTTGTTGTGACCTTGGCCATGACTCATGGTAGTTGGTTTTGTCATTAGCAACTAGGATAGTCCATCCATAGAAGACACTATCATATTGGTTGAATGAAATTATCTCTGGGGTTTCACCAGGTTTGATTATATACTCATTAAATATGGTGGCATCTCCTAGATATCTGTCTATGATATCGTTTCTACGCCATAAATTTTTTACCAGATATATCTTTGGATCTAGTACAGCATCTGAATAGTTGTAGGCAACATCTGGAGATTTTTTGAATAACATTAGTATACTCCTGACTCGAAGTCCATTTGTGTGAGAGCAGTTGTCTCACTGAAGTTTATACGCATTGTTTGCAATGGTAGTTGACCAGTAGTTGTAGTGGTGAACTGGTTAGCTGGAGTTGTGTTAATGCTCATTTTCGTCAAAGCACATAATTTTGTTTTTGGCATTTGAGGATGTGC